CATGAAGTGATGTGTTCTACAGTATCAAAGTTACCTGTGGATGATACTACTGAACTTCCATTCTTAAATACAAAAGGATGTGAGTAAGCATCTAATCCAGAATTACCTACCCAACATACACCATCCCAATCTACTGTAACTGTATCAGATGTTGTTGCACCTTTTTGAACTGGATACACTACCATCTGACCACCATCAACATTTGTTTCACCTGTGATGTCTAAGTTTGCTGAGAAATTTTCTTCTCCATTATGTCCTCGTTGATTGTCAACAAGATACTTACCATCCATATGTGTATTGTCTTGTATCTTACCAGTTCTGACTACAACATTATCATACAAACCTTTCCAGAATGTTTTAAATTGAGTTGCAGAACATGGTGAAGGATGACCACTATTGATTGTATAAGTTACTTTTGTTTGAACTTCAAAAGAGTCATCTTCTACCCAAGATGGAATAGTTTGTGATTGAGCATCGTTTGCCATGTTATCCTCTCGTTACTTTTTTGACTCTTTCAATTTGTTGAGTAATAATTGCTTTTCTATTAGGCCAATAGATATACTCTTTGTCCTCATTCTCCATAAGTTTATGAAGAAGAGGTAAGATAAGTTCTTCTGCATCTGCAAGATTTGATTTCAATTTGGACACTGCAACATCTGTAGAACTACCCACATTTGTTTTTGCCTCATCCAGTTCATCTAGTGCATTGGATACTAATTTGTTGAGTACATCAACCTTTGCATCCAAGTTTTCTATCTGTTCTGAATTAACTGCACCCTTAGATGACTCTGCAACTTTCTTAAGGTCTTCTGCAATCTTCTCATTGAGAGCTGCACTTTCCCCAGTCTTAGTTGTTAGTTCATCTTGGTCTACAGCAGTGAAACCAAAATCGAAATTATCTGCCATTACTTCTTACCTTTACTTCTCTTAAGTTTTTCTCTTGCATCAACAACTGGTTCAGAAGTTTCATTACCTTCTGTTTTACCACCATCAAGATTCAATTCTTCTTGAACTTGTTGTTGTGCAGCCTGTCTAATCTGTGCTTGAGTTTGACTTTCTGCAATTATAATTTCTCTTAACCTTCCGATTGTTGAGAACTCCTCTGCTTTGAAAGTTCCACGACTTGCAGCTGTATCAATAACTGCAACCATTTGTGCTAACTCTTTCAAACCCAAAATTTGAGTTTGCATCAAATCAACTGATTCTACATTTTCCATAATTACTCCATAATAATATTGTACATCTAGTCTAAAGGATTAGATGGGAATCTTTTTACTGTTGTTGGGACAGAACCACTCCACCCATCAACCTGTTTTACAACTGGTTCTTCTGCATTAAAGGAACATGTAATACTTGTGCCTGGCACGAACCAATTCTTTGTTGTTGAATTATAAACCATCTCATGTACAAGACTATTCATAGGGTCAACAATCTTTAACAATCCCATAACTGGGTCATAATGACGAATCTCTGCAACTCTACTTACACCATTATCAGTATAAGTGATTGCTCTTTCTTCATCAGTAAGTCCTAGTCTGTTGATTGCTTTTTCCATAGTAGTATTTATATCAATACTTACTTAGGAGTTAAGTCAAAACCTGCCAATTCAGCAATTTCTTTTGTGACTGACTTGAAAGGCATAGTCTTATCTTTAATTGCAAGTAAGAACTCTGCTTCAGATTTCTCAAGTGACCTTAAAGTATTTAAGAATATTTCTTCCTGTTTTGATTGTTTACTTGTGCTATTTGCAAGACCACCTTTAACCCAATATTGCATTCTTTTGTAAATACGAATGAATCTTTCTGGGGCCATGTCCATAGCACCTACTGGTGTATCTGGGTCTCCAACAACTACATTGTCTGGTAACCCTTCTGGTAAAGTAAACTCAACTCTTGGGTCAAATGCAGCTTTCATTGCATACTTGACATCTGCTCTGTCAACATATTCTTTCAGAATGTCAACCTTTGCTTGTTTACCTTTAGTTTCTTCCACCAATTTAAGTATCTCTACAACACTTGGATTTCTTGGAAGTTTCTTTGGTGACCATTGAGGTTTTGTACTTCCACCTTCACCAAGTTTAACAGTTCTAGTAGCTTCAGTTTCAACCTCATCTATGATGTCATGTGCTTCTTCCATGTCAGGCCCCTTAAGAACTGTCTTTTGTGTTTCACCTAGAGATTCAATTACTGGTGAACCATTTGCATCTACACCAATATCTTCCTCTTTGATTCCATTAGAACTTTGGTCTAACTTCTCTAGAGTTTTTTTGTTTAACGACCCTTTGGGTCTTCCTCTTTTTGCCATAATTAAAAGTCTCCAATACTTTCTTGTAAATCCATCAATCTGTTATTGATAAAGTAAGTTAGTAATCCACCTCTTGGTGCAACCTCTACATTATCAAACTCATGAAGAATTTGTTTTTTGTACTCATTAGGTATATAGGTCAAATCTATAAGAGACCTATTCCTTTCTAAGTTTCTATCTACCTCATTATCATTCATAACAAGTGGGTCTTTAATAGTCTCTCTTTTCTTTTTAGAAAGAGGTCTTTGTCTCAACCCAGATACAAATACATCATCTTGAGATAATACATTAGGAACACCATCACCAGTATCACCACCTATAATGTGGTCAACAAGATATTCTTCTGATTGTTCCTTTGTTAGTTTTATATGTTTCTTTGTGATAGGTGAATACTGATTTACTTTACTGTATCTCTGTAGTTGTTGAAAATCTTTATCACTACTGATAATCATAATCTTTTCATTCTCACCATACTTTTCACAAAGTGTTCCAATGATATCATCTGCTTCACATTTTGGAATACAGATATATTTATAAGGAAAGTTTAACTTTAATTCTTGTCGAATGATAGTAATGCAATCGAATATCAAGCCCCAATCCTTTCCATCTGCTTTATCTTTTGCTCTGGTTTTCTTTCGATTTGCTTTATATTGTGGAAAGATATCCCTTCTCCAGACTTTACCAGAATCATCTGCAAGGACAATCTCTCCATAAGTCTTGTGATATCTTTTACGATACATTGCAATGTTCTTAAGTGCAATGTGTCTTACTAGGTCTTCATTTATAGGTTCTGTTCCACCTCTCGTGGATGCCATCAGTGATGCAATTAGAACCTGTGTTAGGTCTATGATAATCATTCAGTTCTCAATAATATAGTGTGTTCGTTTATTCTTCCTGTAGGTTTAGATGATTTTGTGTTTATTTCATCTAATACTTTACTTAATACTATTTTACCACCTTCTTGGATTCTGTCAAGGAAATATTCTGTCTTATTTCCTATTTTCTTCATAGAAGAGAGATTATTAAACTTTTGGATTGTTGTTCCTTTCACTCCAAGACCACCTCTATCCTCTGCAACAAACTTTGTGATTTCTTTGGTCTTGGTATTGAATGTCCAGAGCTGCATTGCACCCACGACATTCTCTGGGTTAAGTGATGTAATGTGATACTCTGTATCTGTTATCTTGTAGTTTAGATTCTTAGTTTGTTGTTCTGCACTATAAATCTTTTTCTTTCTTGGTTTTCTTAATTTCTTTTGACCTGTTGCATACTTATCACAATTAGTTCTGATACTAACAACATAGTTGTAGTAATCTTTTAATCCTTTCTTTGATAAGAATGAATATGCTTCTTTGAGTTGGTCACATTTGAATTCAAGTGCTTCTTCTAATTCTCTTTCAATACCAAAGAAGTTGTTTCCAATCTTAAGTGCAACTGGGCCTGATACTTGTTCTTCTGTTAAATATTTAAACACATCAAATGGATTTTTAGGGTCATCAAGATAACAATCTAGTTGATACTCAATCTCACTTGAATATTCATCTGCTTTGTTTTGTATTCTTTCTTGGATTGATATCTTTGGTTTTCTTTTCTTTGTTTTATAGAAGTCTTCTTTGATTGACTTTGAAGCTTTGATATCTTCGATACATTTACTGACATGTCCTTTTATGAAATCAGTTGTTTGAGGGTCTAAGAGATTATCTTTAAAGACACATGGAACTGACCTCATTTGCATTCTTGCAAGGGCAGCTGCAGTTCTAGGGACATAGGATAACCTTTTTATCCCAGTACAATGTTCTTTTTCGTATCCTCTATCTAACATCCATTCTGATAACCATTCACCACATGACTTATTGTCACTCATGTAGTTATACCAATTTAGACAACCATGTTGACTTCTAGTATCCTCTGCATGAGGTTCTTCACCATAATAGATTTCGTCAAGAGATTTCTGTTTTCTCTTTACCATATTATTTACTTATAAAAAGCTAATTTTTAAGTGTTGTCCTTATCGTTATATTTGACATCATTTTTGTCATATAATTTACGATTTTTTTGTTCAGAAACCATTTTACTTGACTCCCATGCAAACCAACCCATAAAAATAGTGAGAACAAGAGCAAATATATTATTAACTATTTCCCAATCCATTTAACATCCTTCTTTGGTATTACTTGATATGCACCTTTGTTGTATGCTGGTGCAACTGTGAAATTCTTTGACTCTTCCTTTTTCCAATCGTTATCCTTTTGTGGACTATATTTTGTTCCACCTAAAGATGGATATTTCTTTCTATGGTCTTCTGCAGCTTTCTGTCTGTCCAAAACATGCTGAGGTGTTTTGAGAGGTGAGTATGACATAGTATGACACTTTTTCTTTGTACTTAAACTCTTGGTCTTTCTTTTACGACCAGTAGTGTCATACCTTAAACTATTACCGAAGTTTATTGTGCCCATAGTTCTACTAGATTCCTTATTAAAAACAAAAGACCAGCACCATTCAAGAGAATCAATGCTCTATCTTTCCAAATTACTGATACCCATAACCATAAAGTTATTCCAATAACTGATAATATCAAATCTGTTTCTTGGTACTCTGGAATACCTCGCAATGACATTGCAGCCAATACAAATGAAGATGCAATCCACTTAACATACCAGTCAATGGTATACTTTGGTGTTGCAGATTTAGAAATCCTTGTAGAATTTTCTAACTCTTGTTTAGAAAAAGTTGTATCAAGTGCTTTCTTGTATAACTTCTTAAATGGATTTATCATCTACCCTGTCCTCTATATTTTTTGTGAGACCTTTTTTTTGATTTGTTCATATGTGACATAGAGATTTTAACTCTACGACCTCTACCACCTTGTCCTTGTGATGTACATTTCCTAGTTGGTGTTACTGCTGATATTCTTAAACTACTTCTTTTTGCCATTTTTCCTTATTGTTATTGCTCTCATAATTAAGTGAAGGGAACTACGATGATGGGGAAGGAGAGAGTAAACCCTAATCATCAGCACCTTTAGGAATAATCCAATTTACAACTGCTATGATGTAGTCCCTTCTAAACTGTTAACTGTTGAAGTCTTGTAGAAACTCTTCATAAGTTTCTGCATTACTATCGTAAATCTCCATGACTTCATCAAAGCATGGATGTGAATCATCACACATATAACCCATTGCATTGATTTCTTTTATTCTGATATCTTTCCAATCAGAAGGATTGTCTATCTCTACGATGTTTTCAACTTTTGTAAATTCTTTTGTCATGATTCCATTTTACTATAACATGTACCTATCTGTCAAGTTTTATAAATTTCCTTCGTGATTTAGAAAACAACTTAGATGGTTTTTTATAAAAGATTTCTTCTTTTGTTCCTGTCTTGATATAACCTACATTCTGTTTCTTATCATTAAAGATGTAAGTATGATTGGGAACTTTTTGTTCACCCCAATCTGTAATTTCTTTTAAGTAAGTGTACATATTTTTTTAACCTTTTTATGTAATTCAAATTCTCTTCGTTTTGCTTCCTTTTCACTTGGATATTGACCATTGAGGAATTGTTTCACATGAATCATTTCATGTGCAAGTGTTTGATACATGTCTTCTTGATTTCGTGTAAGTTCAATTACAATCCCATCTTCTTTATTACCATAACAACATCCTAACCAATCATGATAATCTTTTGGAAATTTATTATAGACCACAACATCAATCTCTGCTGTCTTAATATTAAGTTCTTGACATGCAACATCTACATAATTCATTATTTGTTCTTCATCTTTGAGTTGACCACCACGAGGCCCTTCACAATAAATGACTACCATATTTAATCTACCCAGTTATATTCTGCTTTGATATCGTTTTCAATGATTGCATCAATAAGTTCTACTGACTCATATGAGTCACCACCTATGTGCCAACCATATTTCTCAGTTGGTGTACCACCTGTTTTCCAATTGTAAACTGATGCTTTAACATATTCCCAATCTTCATCACCATATTCATCAGTGAAATAAACTTTTGCTTCAATACACCATTCAGTATTAACTTTTTTGTATGGGTCTCCATTTGATTCTGTTGGTTTACCAAACAACGAAACTAAAGTATCGTAAGTTGTAAAGGTCTCACCTTTCAATGACCCACCTATGAAATCATCAGTGATTTCATATTTTATATTGTCTTTATTAAAATCTAACATTTCTACTCCTATTTACCCACATGGCCCTGGCATGTCTAACCAGTCACCATACATTTGGTTAGCAAGAACATCTCTTGCATAATCCATGATATTTGCACCATTGATATTATCACCAACGAACTTAGATACTTTTGATAAGTTTGCATCATTAAGTGATTTGACTACATCCATATCATTCATATCAGCAACATCAGCAATGATTCCATCTATGGCATTGTCATTTGCAAAATTACTCATATTTACTCCTTTTTCTATTACATGTACATTATATAATTAAATGTACCCATGTGTCAAGTCATGGTGGAGCTGATAGGAATCGAACCTACGACCTACTGGATGCAAACCAGTCGCTCTCCCTACTGAGCTACAGCCCCTTATGTAATTTCATGAAGTACTCTGCATCTAGAACGACCAGAGGTTTTTGACGATTTCGTTTGATAACTACGAGTGGTTCGTAGTTTCCAGAGTTGGATTCTGCTTGGTCATATGCAGACCAAACATTTAGTTTTTCTTGGTTTTTGCATTCAATAGAATATGGGAACTTTTCTCTTGCAGCTCTTGCCATGATGACATCTTCACCACCAGCACCCATTGAAGTAGATTTGATATCCTCTGGATGGATATCTAATTCTTCAATTAGTCTCTCACGAGTCCATTTTTGTAGGTTTCTACCTTTTGCCTTTGCACTTTGAGGTTTCATAATATATCTTATATTTATTCATCAAATTCTAACTCATCTAAGATTGCTAAATCATCTTCAATATCTAAATCTGCACCACAAAATGGACAATGTTTAACTTCATATCCATCTCCAAGTTCATGTTCGATATCACCTTCAGCACCACATTCCATACAATAAAAAGACCTTACATTTTCTGGGTCTTGCATGATTGTTTCTCCTTACTTATCGTTCCAATCAGTGTTATGCCACTCCTCTAATTGTTGGTAACCACCAATGTTTTCACCATCAATTTTGATTTGTGGAAATGTTCTTGCGCCAGGAAATATTTCAAAGAGTTCCTCTCTTGTAAAATCTTCTCCTAACATTTTATATGTGTATTCATATCCTTGTTGTTCACATAAGTTTTTTGCTTTTACACAATAAGGACATGCTGGTTTTGAATAAATTTCTATCATAGTTTAAATCCCTCAAATGTATCTTCCTTGATATCTTGTTTAATACCACCAATGACATAAGACTCTATTTCAGTCTCCTGTGGTGCATTCTGTTGACCTTTAGATGTCAACCAATGTTGTGTCCATGGTAATGGATTTGTCCTGCTGGATATATCATATATAGGTTTCAAACCAATTGCACGAAGTCTTCTATTTGCAATATATTCAACATATGTACTTAACAATGGTGTTGATAATCCTAACATACTCCCATGTATGAAAAGATATTCTGCCCATTCCTTCTCTTCTTCTACTGCCTCTTCATACATCTGGTAAACATCTGGTTCACAATCTTTCATAACCTTCAACATTACTTTGTCTTTCTCTTGGTTCTGATAACACTTTAGAATGTGTTGAGTAATTGCAAGATGTTGTGCTTCATCTCTTGCAATCAAACTGATAATCTTTGCAGACCCTTCCATCTTTTTCATTTCTCCGAATGCAAAAGTACATGCAAATGACACGAAGAAACGAATACCTTCAAGTATGTTGATACTTATTAATGCAAGATATAATCTCTTCTTAAGTTCATACTCATCCTTAACATATCCTAACTGATATTTGTTTGCATATTCTATAAACTCATCATATCTTTTAGTTACTGACTCTGCTCTTGCAATAATTTTCTCATCGTCTAGAATTGTATCAAATACCTTTGTTGGGTCTGAATACAGATTCTTTAT